AAAACTTTTTCTGAATTGATAGACCCCACTACTACAAGTGAGGGAGTTCTTAAATCATACAAAAAAGAATTATATCCGAATATTAGAGATTCGGCTTCTGTAGATTTGAGAATGTTTATTCAACATTTAAAGGATTTTTATCGTTCTAAAGGTAGTGAAAAATCTGTAAGAACCTTATTTAGATTGTTATTTGACCAAGAAAATTTAGACCTCTATTATCCAAAAAACGACCTTTTAAAAATTTCTGATGGTAAATGGTCACAAGATGTTGTGTTGCAATTAGTATATGACTCAAATTATTTAAATTTCAATGGTTTGTCAATCACTGGTTCATCTTCTGGTTCAACTGCTTTTGTATCAACTGTTACTGAAAGAAAACTTGGTACAATTTCAATAATTGAATTAGTTATTACAGATAGGGTTGGTTTATTTACTATTGGGGAAACAATTACTGCTACAACTGCTGCAGGAGTTGTTGTTTCTGCAACTATTAGTTCTCAATTTACAGGTGTTACTATAACAGATGGTGGAACTGGATATGAAATAGACGATCCTCTCACGATTACTGATTCAACTAATGTGGGATATGGTGCAATAGCAAGTGTTAGTGCAACATCGGCCGACCAAATTACAAATATAACAGTTTCAAATTCGGGAAATGGATATCAAGTTAATGATGTTTTAGTTTTTGATAATACTGATACCAATGTAGATGCTACTGCTGCAGCAAAGATATCTCAATTAAAAAACACATATCAATTGGATGTGGTCACATCTACTCTTAAAGAGTTTATAGGGACAACGAGTTTTAATGTTTCTGGAGCATCAACGGCACTTCCTTTTAGTATAGAAGTTTCAACAGGATATATTGTTGGAAATGCATCAACATATGCAGATAGTACTAAAATTGGAGATGTTATTTCTATTACAAATTCAGAATTAGTAATATATGATCGTGGAAATGCTACTTCACGTTTTGGTTTAGAGGATGATAGTGGATATATTGCAATTAATAGTACTGATGGTGGTACGGCTGATGCCGATGATTATATTATAAATGAAACACTTGAATTGACAACTTTTGTGGATACAGATACTTTATATTTGTTTGATTCTAATGGACTTTCTATCGCAGGAGCGACAGCTGTTATTATTGACGATTCTTCTTTTACAGCATCTACAACAGATGTTTTGATTAATGCTACTGATTACAATACGGCTGGTAATACTATTGCAGAAAAAACAGGAACATATGTAAGAAGTGGTTCAACCATAACTGCAACTGTATCAAGTGGTCATAATTTTGCTTTGACAGGAACATATGCCAGAGCAGGAACTTTAGTTACCGCTACAATACCAACAGGACATCATTTTTTAGGTGTAGGGACAGAAACATTTAAAGCGTTTTTTCAATCTGGAACTATTGATGGGACATCTGATGATACTGCTTCTTTTACTGTGGCGGGTGTTTCTAATACAACTGTTTTTACATTTAACACTTCTGGGACAGGAACGACAACTGGTAGTTTGGACATTACCAAAGGAACACAATATGTTAATATAGATTTCGCTGGTTCTCTTCATGGTACAATTGATGATAATTCGTCTTTTCAAGCAACATATGTTAATTCTACAGTATTTACGACAACTTCAACTTCTGGATCAGAAGCGGTTTCGGGTACGATGACTTTAACTAATAATGCAAATAATGTAATTAAAAATTCACTTGTATTTGAGACACAGACTTTTGGTGCAATAAACGCCGTTTCTATTACATCTCATGGTTTGGGATATGAAGCACTTCCTTCTGCATCAGCTACAAATAATTATTATAAAAGTTTATTTGAACCAGATTCAACAAATGGTGGATTTTATGGAAAAAATGGAGCATTTACAATGGGTGCATTGGGTGGGACAATATCTGATATTACGATAACTGAATCGGGTTTTGGATATATAACTCCTCCAGCAGTGACTGCATCCACTAATGCATCATCTTCTTCTACTGCTGCGACTCTTGTTGCAGTTATGACAGATTCAAAAACAAAAGATGGTGTATTTTCGGATGAATCGGGAAAACCAAGTTCTATTAAGAAAATTCAAGATAGTGATTATTATCAAGATTTTTCATATGTTATCAAAACAGCGGACTCTATTAATATTTGGAGACAAGATGTTTTAAAACTTATCCACCCAGCAGGCCATAAATTATTTGGTGAAGTTTCTATTGCAACATTGTTAAATGCAGCAATGTTTGACAGAGGATTGAATAATATTAATTCAGTTTTAACTACAGGTTTGACACAATATCGTGATTTATCTTTACAATTGATTTCTGAAGTTTTGAATAATCTTTATGTGACAGCCGAAACATTCATGAATAAAGAAGTTCAATTGGATCTCTTTCTTGATAATTCTGTTTATTATGGAGATGTTACATCATATGACCGATATCTATATTATGAAGATGGTGGAGTTATAATAGGAGAAGATGATGATAAAATTCTTGCAGAAATTCCAAGAGAAGTTCAAAATTCAGAATTTCTTCCAGATAATATTATTGCAAGTGTTATTGAATATCTCCAACGACTTGCATCTACAAATGGAATCCCAGCAGAATTCTTTTCACTTATGTCAGTCAAAGATATTAGTACATTTTATCGTGATTCTGATTTATATCTTGAAGATGGTGGAACATTTTTACTTGAAGATGGAAATAAAATTCTTGCAGAACAAACGAAAATAACGATACATACATCAGAACCACATTATTTTCATGAAAATGATGAAATTTATTTGGATGATTTTGAAGGAACAAATGTTGATTTATTAAATGGAAGATTATTTTCGGTTTCAGATGTAGATATTGAAAATAGTTCAATTCTTATTAATAGTACAGATGGTACTGCTGATGCAGGAGATAATATATTACTTGAAACAGATGGTATTATGTTGAATGAAGATATTTCTATATTTACATTGAGTGACCCAATATCACTTACTGCTTATGGTACATTGGATATTGAGACAGATGATGTAACTTCTGATACTGTTACAATATCAGCGAATGGTAAAATATATCGGCCTGGAAAATCTACATCTTCTGGATTACCAATTAGTTTATTGAATAAAGAATATATTGGTGAATATTCTGATTATGAAATTGATCCTTATCTTTATCATCATCATATAGATGATTTGTCTTCTTTAACTCCCGATACTATTCTTGAGTTTGACCCATATAATATCATAATAGACCAAGATGGGTTGCTCTTGGAAGATGGAGATGAAATTCTTTTGGAAGATTCTTTATCACCAACTCATGGTTCTTATAGCGGAACATCTTCAAATCTTGGAAAGTTGATAGAAGAAGAGATTGTTATGATATCTGAAGATACAGGAGGAAGAATTGTATTGTCACATGCTGAAAGAAAAGTTGTCTTGGGGTCATATCTTAAAGATGAAACAACCGCAGGGGAAGACAATATAGTTCTTGAAGATGAGGATAATATTATGTTAGAAGAATCTGGGGTAAATGTTGGAGTATTGACTTTTGACCAACCATTTGATTACGTAAGACAGACAGGAAATAACGGATTTGGATACTTTAAACACAGAGTAGACCAAAGAGTTTCCGTATAAATAATATAAGAATAAACATTAGGAGAAAAAACAGTGGCCGCATTAGTTACACAAAATTTTAGAATTCATAACGCAAAACAGTTCAGGGAAATGTTTCTTGAAACTGAATTGTACGGAGGAACTTCTGTTACTGATGCACAAGGGCTTCTGAATACAAACATTTATATGTTTATTGGCAAGTCAGATGCATGGTCTGGTTCATTTAGTGATGTAAATGTTCCAAATCCTGCAACTGCAGCCAATCCATCCTCAGATACTACTGCAAATACTTCTTATACACATTGGAAGGATATGATTGCAGCGAAAAAAGTATCTTCTTCTGATGCAAGTCATGTTATAACAAGACATAACTGGACTGAAGGTAGACATTATGCAATGTATGATGATACAGAAACTATGACAAATTTGTTGACAGAAAGAACTGGACAAACAATTAGTACAGGTACAGGTGTTTTGTATCCAATGTATGTTATGAATAGTAATTTTAATGTTTATAAGTGTTTACACAACAATAAGAATGAATCGAGTGTTCCTCAACCATCTACGACTGAACCAACACATGTAATTACAACTGCTGGTGCTCCTGCGGCATTAGCTGATGGATATGTATGGAAATATATGTATTCTATTTCTGCATCTGATGCTCTCAAGTTTGTGACATCAAGTTACATTCCTGTAAAACAGATTCGAGATGCAAATGCACTTGGAAATACTGCAACCGCTGGGGGATTGGGAACAGGAGGAACAAAGAATGATGGTTCTGATCAAGCGACAATAGAGTATAATACAGTCGATGGTGCATTAGATATATTTGATATTACTGAAGATGGTGCAAATTATCATTTTGAAAACAATATTTCGATTTATAATACTGGAAGTACTACAACATCTCTCATTCTTTCGAGTCCTGGCTTGACAGCAGATGATAAGTATAATAATTCTTCTGTATATTTTACCTTTGGAGGAACTTCATACGTTAGAAAAGTTACAGATAGTACTTGGGATTCTGGTAATTCAAGAATGACCCTTGTTGTAACTCCAACTTTGGGGGCTATCACCTTAACAGGAACATTGACTGCAAATATTGCACCATATCTCCAAATTATCGGTGATGGACATGGGCAAGAACTTGTGTTGACTTCAAATAGTACTGCTGCTAATTCAGTTGGTGATGTGACAGTTGTTAGTACTGGTAATAGTTTTACTACAGCAACTTTAAATGTTTTACAACAAGGAACAGGTGCAGGAGCAAGTGCAGTTGTCACACCTATTATTCCACCAAAAGGTGGACATGGATATGACGCTGTTTCAGAATTGGGTGGATATTTTATTATGGTTAATACAAAATTGACACAAGATGAATCTGGAAAATTCACAACAACGAATGATTTTCGTAAAATTGGATTACTAGCAGATCCAAATTCAGATGGGGCATATGCAAAATATACTGGAACCACTGCTACACAATCAAAAACATTTACATATGCTGCAAATACTGCAGCCATTGATGGTGATATTACAATAACTCAAAATGATATTGGTGCAAATGGTGCATCTGCATATGTTGTAGATGTAAATGCAACTTCAAGTACTATTCGTGTTATTGATGTTACCAATGGTGCAAATTCAAGTGTTGGGTATGATGGTAAGCCTGGTTCTTTTCAGTGTACTACTGCAAATGTCGCTAGTGGTTTTGCTGGTGCATCTAATGCACAAGCATTAGTAAGATTTGGTTCGGGTAATAATCAAAATTTAAGATTAGTCAATGTCGCTAATGGTGATATGCAAATTGGTTCTGGAGATGTAATTTATATTGAAAATCGTGCTCCCGTAGCTCGTGCTTCAGACCAAACAGAAGATATTAAACTTATAATAGAATTCTAAGAAAAAAATAAATGGCCACTGTTACTACAGATTTCAATGTAAATCCTTATTATGATGATTTTGATGAAGATAAAGGATTTGTACGAGTTCTTTTTCGTCCAAGTTATGCTGTTCAAGGAAGAGAATTAACTCAACTTCAGACAATTCTTCAAAAACAAGTATCAAGATTTGGTGACCACATCTTCAAGGATGGTAGTAAAGTTCTTGGGGGTGAACTCACACTTGATACGGAAGTTTCTTTTCTTAAACTTGATTCTACCGCTACTGCATCGGCATGGGCCGGGGGAATAATTAATGATACAAGTGCAACAGTAGGTGCTGGAGTTGCAAGAGCACAAGTTCTCGCTGTTGTAGATGCTATTGGTTCTGATGCTCCAACTCTTATAATTAAATATTTGTCGGGGGATACATTTTCTGCAAGTTCTGCTGTATATCTTGAAGGAACAGTAACAGCATCAACAACTGCAACTGTTAGTCATACTGGAACTGCATCTATTGTTAGTATAAATCGTGGGGTATATTTTGTAAATGGATTTTTTGTCCTAACAACTGCACAAACTCTTGTTCTTGAAAAATATAATAACACACCAACTTATCGTATAGGGTTAGCGGTTACAGAATCTATTGTAGATAGTTCTTCTGATACTTCTTTACTTGACCCTGCAGCTGGAACAACAAATTCAAATGCTCCTGGCGCAACTCGTTTTAAGATAGCTCTTACACTTGCAAAAAAAGAAATGTCATCAACCGATCCAGTTGTTGCAAATGCAAGTACAGATTTTATTGAAATTATGCGTGTGGAAAATGGTGTTCCAACCAAACATGTAAAATATCCAGTATATGGTGAAATTGAAAAAATGTTGGCCAGAAGAACATTTGATGAATCTGGTGATTATACAATAAGACCATTTCCTATTCAAATTTTAGATCACCAAGGAGCTTCTGGTGTTACTGTCGCTTCTTCTGATACGACTATTACTGGTACAAATACAGATTTTACAAATGAATTTGAAGTGGGAGATTCTATCTATGTGTCTTCAGCGACTTCATCTTATGCAAATGTTTCTTCTATCGCAAATGCAACTTCTATGGTTGTATCAAATGCATTGGGAGATGGAACATCACAGACGATTTATAATAGAAATCGTGTTTCTGCAGCGATGGAACCTGGCAAAGCATATGTAAAGGGATTTGAATTTGAAAGTATTGGTGTTAATTATGTTGATCTTAAAAAAGGAAGAAATACAACAACTGAAACATCTGTTCCAATAAATCCAAATTTTGGAAATAATTTAAGAGTGACTAATGTAGATTTTGGTAGTGGTACAGGAATGATATTAAATCCAGAAACATTGACTGACCAATATGATTTACATTGTGTTAAAGTAGGAGATATATCTAATGCTACGCAGAATTTATATGATTCTACAAAAATTGGCACAACAAGAATAAGACAAATAGATTATGTTTCTGGGACATTCACTAATGTTTCATCTAGTAATACGGCTGTTTTTGACACATATCTTTTTGATACACAATTGTCGCCTGTGTCATTCAATGTTGGTGCAACATATGCTGCTGGTGCAACATCAATAGAACTTAGTACTACTGAATCATCAAGAGTATCTGGAGCTTATAATGGTGCAAAAATGACATTGTTGGGTGAAACACGAACAATTGTAGATACTACAAATGCTGGTGATGTTTATATATTATTAGATGGTTCTGATGCTGTTGGTACTGATGCTGGTAGTGATATTTTACACGAAGATGGTACAAGAATATTAGGTGAATTGTCAGGAAGTAGTCGACCACTTGCAATTCTTGAATATGGATTTTCAGCGGGTGCATCAACTTCTGATACAATAACTATTAATTTTTCAAATAGAGAAATTGAATCGTTGGCCAATTCTGGGTCAGGATATACAATTGCTGGTAGACCTTCAATGGATGTTGACCTTACGAGTAAAGTAAATCAACAAGATGCAACAAGTAATACAAAATTATATGATACAAATTTTAATTCTTTAGTATTTCCGATTGGAATTAATAATACAAGGGGTTTAAATTCTGAAGGTCTTTCTTATCAATTGAAAAAAGTATTTGACCCAGATTTTGCGGTTTCTGGGGGTGTAGTTAAGTTAACACTTACTCAAACTGGAAATTATAAGTTTGAAACCGAAGGTAAATCGGGAGGTACAAATCTTGAATCGCCCCAATCAAATTATATTGTTGTTGTAAGAACTCAACCTACTTCTGTAAGACTAACTGGTGAAAGTACTAATACTACAGAAGGTGATAATTTCCCAGCAATAGGGCAAATTTTAGAATGTACTGTATCCGCTACAAGTAATGAAGAATTAGTATTTACTGCAAAAAGAAATGG